TCGATCTCAACCGGATAGGTCAACTGAAAAGTATTGCTCCGAGAGTTAAGAAGGGTCACTTTAATGAGACACCGCGTGGTGTAGAGTTTCGACCGATGGGTGTAGCTGTCTCCAAAGTTTATCGATTTCCAGACGAATCCTACAAATCGGGTTATATTATCGGGGCTGATGTGGCTGAGGGGTTAGATACTGGCGATTATAGTTGTGCCGTGGTAATGAAACGGTTACCGATGGAGGTGGTCTGTGTTATCCGAGCCGGTAAGGGTGAACAGTTATCTCTCGATTATTTCGCTGATCAGATTAAGTGGGCGGCTAAATATTACGATAACGCTTCCATCTGTGTAGAGAGTAATGCTGATGGTAGTGCGGTCAACCTCCTACTATCGGAACGAGGAGCAGGTAATTTGTTACGAGAACGAGACATCCAGATCAGTGATTCATCTCGATTCGGTTGGCGTAATACCTCATCTACCCGTCGGTTAGGGGTGGCACTGTTGCAGACCTACTTTAATAAAGGCGAGTTCCTGGTCTATGATGACCAGATATTGCAAGAACTGAACAACTTTGTGACCGTCAATGGTAAGCCTCAAGCTGTTAAGAAGGGGCAACGACGAAAACCGGGTGAGGATGATCAGGGTTGGTTTGATGATGGGGTCTTCGCTTGTATCTCAGCTCTGTTAGCTCACGAAGGGTTGCCAGCACCCAAGCCCAGCAGATGGATCGAGAAAAAAGAACGATTGGTAGAAGAACGTAGATGGGAGGAGGATCGTAAACCTAAATCGGTATGGGATTATGTCTGATAAAATAGAAAGTTTTGAACTGATCAACGACGAAGACGACTTACTCCAATCCATCAAAGCTATGCGGGCTGAAGCTGAAGACGCTATCAGTCAACGTATTAAGGTGGCTCGGAAATCCTGGCTGTATCTGTTGGGCAGTCAATACCTGATCGAAGAAGGTGAAGCACTGGTCGATGCTGAAGTGCCGAGCTGGAAATTCAGGTTGACCCGTAACATCGTGGCACCGGTGGTGGATACATTAGCCCCCATTCTATCCCAAGCTCGACCTAAATACTTTATTCGCGCTGATTTCCCTGATATGGAAGCTGTTATCTCAGATAACGATATAGGGATGCCGATCCCGACGGGGATGACTGATAAAGAGTTGGCTGAGAAGTTGGAGACCATTCTGGATGCTACGCATCAACGACGAGGCGAAGGCTTAGAAATCAGTAAGCTGTTAATGGATGTGTTGGTCAACGGGACCGGGTTTCGTAAAATCCATTATTGCCCCTATATGCAAGAGATCAAGTTACCTATTATCCCGATGGAAGATGTACTGGTCGACCCGATGGGTACTAGATTGGACTTCCAAGACTCCAAATATGTGATTGTACGGACCTATCTGGATGCGGCTGACATCGAACACCTGTATGGAGTCAAGGAATCCGATTACGCTGAGGGGGCTGATACCGATCAATCGGCTGATCATAGTGTTAAAAGTGGACGTGGATTCTTGCGACGGGTACGGAACTATTTCAAAGCCCCACGCGGAGAACTTACCACTGAAACCCGATATGAGCGTAACAGGTATCCGGTACTAGAGGTCTATTTCGACGCTGATCACGGGATTTCGGAAGCGTTTGATTATCGTTACGATGAGGAACGTCAACAAGCTAACCGATCCAGAGTGGTGGTCTGTATCAACGAACAGAAGATAGTCTACGATCAACCCAACCCGTATTGGCATAACGAGTTTCCTATTATTGGTTATACCTCATCACCGTTACCTCACGTATTTCACGGCCGATCTGAAGTAGAACCACTGTTATCGATACAGGACGGGACCAACATTCTCTATAACACTGTTATCGCTAACGCTTTACTGATGTCCAATTCACAATGGTTAATCGAGGACGGATCAGTTGATTATGGTGACTTAACTAATCAACCCGGTCTGATTGTACCGGTGGAAGATATAGGTAAAGTCCAACGAATCCCACCAGCCCCAATTCCAGGTGATGTGTTGGGATTGGTTAAAGAGTTGGAACAGACAGCTCAGGAACAGGTGTCCGGTGTTAGTCCTGTTCTACAAGGTCAAGCACCCGGCTCCAACGTTTCGGGTAAACTGGTCAGTCTCCTGACCGGTAACGCTTACAACCGTCAAGTACCCAAGATCCAGAGTTTAGACGTATCTTATCGTCGTCAAGCTAGAGTGGAAGTCAGCCTATTACAACAGTATAAAGAGTTTGATGATCCCAGAGAGACGCGAACTTATGATCAGGGTGAAAACCTGTTATTTAATGAAGCCATGCGAGAACTGTTATATAGCGTGGAAATCGAATCTAAGGCCGACGCGCCTTTGAATATGACCGACCGTATCAATTACGCTTTTGCTATGGTCCAATCTGGTGTCTTTGATGTTAAAGAATTTATCAGATACACCGGTGTCGAACTTTCTGAAGAACGGCGAGCTGAGATCTTTGATGTCATGGATCAGGCTCAAGTTCTTCAACAACAATTGGCCAACAACCCAGAGTTAGGACTGTCGGCAGACAATAATCCTGCACAACCTGGACTGGCCGAACCCAATGTAGCTAATCAGTTAGGAGTATAAGAAGCTATGAACGAGCAGCCCATCGAAACAACTCCCCAAGAGGGAACCACTGTTACCGAGGACTCGTCTGAACCCGTTGACCCGATTGAAGCCGAACTCTCGACCCTACGTGAGAAAATGGATAGCGAAAGATTAACAGCTAAACAGAAGATCACCGAAATGGGTCAGGATCGAGCCGATCTAAAAGCCCAGTTGGAATCCCAACAAGCTGAGATCGATAACTTGAGACGAGGCGGTTACGCGGATAATCAACCCCAAGAAGAAGATGTATATCAGCGGGCAGTGCGGGAAATTGCGCACGAGATTGTTGACCTAAAAACTCAACAAGCTCAGCGCGACGAAGCTCAAGCCGTTGATTCCAAAATTACGAAACTGCAACAACAGTTTGGGGTTAGTGTTGAAGACGCTCAGTTAATTCACGATTACAACATCCAAGGCGATTTTGAAAGCGCTTATAAGGTGGCTAATCTGAATACACAGCGTAATCAGAAAAAACAGAATCAAGCCCAACAGAGAGCCTCAGCCGGTGAACCATTACCTCAAGCCAGAGCCAATTCATCGACACCACCGCAAGTGAGTGAAGGTGATCTCAGGGAGAAGATGGCGAAGATGAGCCCCACCGAGAGAGCTTCTGCTGTGGCTGTCAACCCAGACCTGTTGCGGTACTGCTAGGCGATAGGGTCAATAACACCCTACGCCATTGGGGGATTTTACAATGGCCGCAGTCGGTGGTGCAGCAACTACTATTCTGCAACAGATCGAGATGGCAACTTTGCCATCACAACAGGGGCTGAACACAGCTCTACTTTCTAAAACCAGCCCGCTATTACGGGTACTACAAGAGAAAGCCAGGGAAGATACTGGTAACTCGATTCGGGCTCAGGTCCGATACAACAGGAATAAACACCAATGGTACTACGGTTCCGAGCAATTAACAGCTTGGAGAACCGACGCGACCACTGACGCTACTGACGATGTTGGTGGTGCCGGTGCGACTACCGGAGCCGGTGGTCAGTTCGCTCAGGTTGAGTATCAATGGAAAAACCTGGCTGTTAATGTTCGTATCACAGAAGATATGTTGGTGGAGAACAGTGCGCTCAACATCAACGACCTTCTTAACATAGAATCCATAGATTCTATACCGGAGAGAGACCGCAAGACAATCTTCAACATCTTCGCGCGTGAGACCGAGTTGATGGCTGATGATATGTCTAATGCTCAAGCCTACGCTTTAGCCAACCAGGAAACTGGTGGGTCTGGCGGTTTGACTAACGCTGGTAACGATCACGACGCAACTGGAGGTATTCACAGTATCTTTAGTGTGTTGGATAGTAACGATCTGGGCGGGTTCTCTCGTACAGCTTTGGGTACTTTCCAAGATCAAGCCGGAGCTGAAGACCTGGGATTGTTATCAGGTTACTTTAACACCCATAACACTTCAGGGTCGGTCCCCGCCAGTCAATTCACTACCAGTAATAAATGGCAATCCAAGACCGTCAACGTAGAAACGGTTGAGGATGCTGGTGGAGCTCAACATAACCTAACTAAAGAGCTGTTAGGGTTGGCTCTACACGATTGCGCTCAGGGTGGTATCGATGCGGTAGATTACGTTTTCTGTAATCCTCGTATTTATGTAGCCTTGGAAATGTTACTGGAAGGTCAAGTCCAACGTGACGACACTATGTCGAACATTGGGTTCCGTCAGAACATGACCTGGAACTCCTTCGGTACTACCATCATGGCTGACCCGTTCATCCCGACCGGTTCAGTGATTGGTATCAATACCAACCACACCTATTTGGTGAACCATGAAGCGCTAAACTCCCAGTTTAGTGGGTTCAAAACTCATCCTGATCGAGCGGTGATTGAAGGTCAACTTAAGACCAAATCCCAACTAGTTTGTGATGACAGAGCCAAAAACTTCTGGATCTATTTAGGTGCTACACCTCAAGTGGGTGGTACGTCCGTCTAACCTTTACTGATGAGTGGGGTGTTAATTCGCCTCACTCTCTACTCTAAATTATGGCATTAACACTATCCGATTTAAGAACTAGGCTAAACGTGAGAACGGGTGATCCTAGCGGGGATTTCCTGGAGACCACTGAAAGAGACATGATGTTGAACGATGCTGCTCGTAAGGTAGCCAGCGACTTATATCGGAATGGGACTGCCTTGCTGACAGATCGTAAGAAAATCCAACTAGAACCGAATATAACCGAATATGGGCTACCGGATGATCTGATCGGGGTACAAGAGGTGTTCTGGGAGGATAGTAATACCCGCTACGAAGTTGAACAACGACCCTTACAGAGTTTTCAGGATATTGACCGTACTGGTGATCGACCTATCTACTACGATGTATTTGGTCAGACCGGTAAAGAACTGGTACGGGCTAGTGTTAGGGGAGATTTAGAACAAACTAGCACCTCCATTGATCAAACTTTCGCTTTGATGGCTGATTACAATCAGGACACAGGTGATTTGGATTTGTCTGGGCTAGACGATTTGTCCAAGGTTAATGTGGGCGATATTGTCTACAATCTGACAGATGGCTCGTCAGGCGAGGTGAATGATGTTGACCAAGCTAATTATTATGTAACTGTAGTATTAAATGGTGGCAAGTCTAACCTGGTGGTACCGGGTGATCAGATAGTGATTGAAAGCGGGGAGAAACCGTTGCCGATACTGCACGTCTATCCACAACCGACACAATCTTCAACTACCGAGGCTGTAGTCACTGGCAGTTATGACTTGACAGCCGGCAGTGCTGACATAGCCACTACGGTTACAGTCAGTCTATCACCTTCCGGTACAGAAGTGGCACCCTTCCAACTTTATGGGGTTAGATTGTATGATGGTGTTCTATCCAATTTGAATTATGAACAGTTGGCTATCGGTGCGCTTACAGGATTAGGCGGGGCTCTTGAATATTATTTGAACCAACCCTTTAGGCGAACATCAACAGACTCGATGATCTTGAAACCACAAGAGAAGGTATGGTTTAGGGTACATACACTGAATCCAACCGGTGTTGGTGACACCTCGACAGAATTTACTTTATTATGGTATCGATTGTTTGACGAGACTTCAACTTCTACCGCCAGTTATGAGTTACTGAAACTGAAAGATAACACACCTTTAGTAGTCTATTATGCCCGTTATCCTCGTCAGTTGACTGCTATTACTGATCAATTTGAATTACCTGAAATAGCTCTGGAAGCAGTCTTGCTTCACGCTGAATATGAGGTGCACTTGAAAGCTGAGGGCGGACGTAATAACCTGTCTGCTCAAGCCTACGCTCTCTATGAGATGGAATTGCAGAAGATAATCAAGTTCCTCCGTACCAGGAATATCCGAGGATCGAGAACAGTGCGTAACGTGATGTATGCTTAGGGTTAGGGTATGGAGTGGACACACGTAAAACTTCAAGGTAGCAGGGAGATTGGACACAGTAGGACCCATAGGCTCAGCACCTTGGTTCTCAGTCTTGGAGTTACGGATGCCGGTAAGTTAGCTGAAAGGGTTATAGTAACAGCTACTGATCATACACTAGCCGCTAAATCTTTAACTACTGGATTGATTGATTCACAGTCGTATAATCAGACGGTTAGTGCCGTCGAAGTTATACAGAATCCACCTATACCGTCTAGTGCCTTACACGAATTATATCGTAAAGCAGAACTTTCATCAGTTGCCGATAGTGTTAGTCTAGCTGAGAAGGTTACACCGACCGCTACTGATCACACGCTGTATAGTAAGACGGTTATTTCAACCGCTACTGATACGGTAAGATTGAAACATGGCCAGGGGTTTGGTTCTGAGCATCAACTGTATAATAAATTCGTTTCGACTGGGGTGGAAGATAGTGTCAGTTTACAAGAGATCGAAGTACCTCTAGCTAATGACCACACTTTATATAGCAAGGCTCAGCTTTCAACATCGTCCGATGCTGTTGGATTGGACCAACAGTCGGCACCATTAGCAACTGACCATACCTTATATAGTAAAACAGTTGCCACTTCTGCGACTGATGATGTTGGATTGGAACGGATAGTTATACTAGTACCACCAGTAGCAGAATCGCATACACTGTATAGTAAAGCGGTGTCTTCTGGGTTGTCTGATGATGTTAGTTTGGTAAGAACGGCAGGTGCAGCCGAGGTTAGTCATACTTTATATAGTAAAGCCGAAGCTTCTGGTGTAGCTGATACGGTGGAGTTAAAACATGAAGCTGTTACCACTGCTACTTCTCATACACTGTATGCTAAGAGTATAGCTTTATCGTTATCTGATGCGGCATCAACTCTGAATAATGGAACCGAGTCACAGATCAGATTCGCCGGTGATGTTTATATCAGCCTCAACTTTGATGACCAGGCTGAGCCCAAGGTTGATCGATGAAACTGAAAGGTCAAGCCTTCTTGTATCTGGATGGTGAGAAAATTGCGGTTTGGCCCAATACCATTTGGGCTGATGTCTTCAAAGACATCTTGGATAAGGTTATTGATAACTCGGATTATGATGATAGTTTGGTTCCTACTCGTTTGGCTCTCCAGGCTTATGGTGGTGATAATTTTAGTTATAATTTTTCTCAGCCGATTACAGGTAGGAATTTTGGAATTGACGGTTCCGACAGTTATATAGAGTTTGTGGCTAATGGGTTCTATCCAACTTCCTCGGATCTTCAACCAGTTGTTATCAGTCAGGTGTTCTTGATGTCGGATAACAAGACTCTAGCTCAAGCCGATAGCCAAGATGGCAATCTTTACCCTAACCCTAATATCCGTTATTATCAGCATGTGCAGATTAAGTATAGAATTACCTTATCCGGGGCTGAAACAGATTGGATGATACAGGTGTTGAGAGTAATGATGGGTTATGAGTATATGGGGTCAGGAAATTGGAAAGCTGATAATTACAGGTTCGTTCAGCCTAATATGGCTAAATTATATAAGGATGCTGATTATTTGGCCGGCACTTCGTTTGATTTATCTCTCTCTATCAATCAACAAGGGGCCAATTATCAACGAGCAGATTCCAATATCATGTTTGAAGGGGTTGCCTTGGCCAGTGGCGAACCAAACAAAGTCAGTATTTTTAGTAACGTCAGCGGTGACGAGATTAAAGTCAAAGATTTGACCATCTCTATTAGAGGTGGTGATTTCATTTCAGGTGATAGTGTTTTGGTTCCCTTTCACCTAATTATGTACCAGTGAGGTTGAAATGGCAGGAATAAGCGGTTCAATAAAACTCAGAATACATCGGGCTAACGGCCAAACAGAAGAATATCAAACCGGCAACGCGGTAGTAGCCGCCTTAGCCACTACTATTCATTCCCGGATGTCCAATAATGCTACTGTCTTCAGTGCTGGTTATGTACCTTCGCAGATAGTGGTTACTCTATCCGGTTCAGGAGGTAGTGCTAGTGGAGATGCCGATGGTGATAGAAGATTATTGGCTGATGGTCTTGGGACTAATGCTTATACTAATAGTGTGGTTTATAAAAAGAACGGGCTGACATTCGGTAGTGCTAGTGGTGAAACTGTAGCCACGGTGCAATTAAAATCGGCTGGCGGTACAGTTGTGGCTTCGCAGACCAGTTTTACGGCTATCGGTGGTGGAACTTGGGCTAATCCCGGATTCTCACCCAGTGACAAACTAGATGTTGAATACACCTTGACGTTCATCCATACCAATATGGGGGCGGTGGATGGTACTGACTATAACGCCACCTTGAATACCTATCGTGACAATATTATCAATAATGTGGTCTATGGTGGAACGGATTATGATATTGCTATCACTCAAGCTACTATCGGAATAGATGATGCTGTTTTATCTGTGATGCCATCCTTTTCATTATCAGCCTCCGGTACAGCCACTCTATCTTGGTTAAGTGTAACAGGTGCTATACCTGATAGAATAAAAGTTTATACGGCTGACCCTGATAAGAGTCTGGCTGGCGTTTTTTGGATCGATCCCGATTTGGCTGAATCTGATTTCGATATTGCCTGGACTTCTGGTGATAATGTTACTGCACCTTTTGCTTATACTGTCTCTGCTTCTTAGCCATGAAAAAGCTATATTCTGTTACTAATTTCTCGTCTGGGGTTGATGAATTGCGAGGGCAGGGTGCCGCTGAATTGGTTAACTTCGATATTAGTTCTGATGGTGCCTTGGTGACTCGGAATGGGTTCGTTAGCGTGGAGACTTTGGGTGGTGGTATCGCTGCTAGTGGTGCCGGTGACATTCTACAGATATTCTTTGCTAACGGTATCCTGTTGGCTCAGACTACTAAGGGATTATATTATCGATCTGGTGACGATGCCTTTACGGCTGTGGATGGAACTACCAGTACCGGCTTGAGTTCTGGTCAATTTGAAACCGCTTGTGCTGACACCTTCTCAGTAGTGGTGGCTAATAGTGACCGAGTGTTCCTGGCTAATACGGCTGCTAATGGACGGTTTTGGGTTGACACTAGCGTTGACCCACCAGTGATATACAAATGGGGGATCGATAAACCGGACTTGAGTACCATGACTCCTACTTTCACTGCTGGCTCCGGTGGGTTGGGTGAGGGTGAATACGCTTATGCCTTCGCTTATGAAGGTTTGTTCGGGGCTATGAGCCCGTTGACAGCTCGTTCAATCCAAACAGCCGGTTCTAATGGTACTTATAGCTGGGCTTTCCCTAGTGCCTCAGCCTTGGATGCTCAGATACAGAAAGTTATTATCTATCGGACCGAGAAGGTGTCGGTTGTTACTTATGATGAGGCCAGTGATTATGAAAAGGTTAATGCGGCTAACGCTCCGCTGAAACGGGTGGGTGAGTTGGCTAGGGCTAGTATGGGTAGTTCCTCTTTTAATGATAATGTTAAGGTTCCTTCTATTGGTTTGGCTCCATTGGCCGGTCCGTTAGAAAGCGCAGCTATACCACCTAACTTATTAACTAATATCACCCTCTATGGTGGTAGAATTTGGGGTTGTATCAGCGGTACGGATCATTTAGTCTTCTCAGCCTTGGATGATACAGCCGCGCCGTTATACGACATCTTTCCAGATGAGAACACGGCTTTACCACATATTGTTAAGACTCGCGACAAGATTACGGCTATCGCTTCTTCTAGGGATTATCTGGCTGCTTTCAGTGAAACTTCGATCCAGTTGGTTAAGGGTCAAGGGGTGATTAGTGGGATCTATGGTAAACAGCAACCGGGAACGGATCTGGATTTGACGCAACGATTGAACATGATGGGTTGCAACAATCAAAGGGCGGTGGATACTTTTAACGGTAATATCTATTTCTATAGTCAGAATGAAAATCGCGTTTATCGTATGGATTCGTTGGCCCAAATAAGTTGGATTGCTCAACCGATAGAAAAACTGATCAGTGATATGGAGGCTGAGTCTGGGAGCAGTTTCACAGATGTAGTCGCCGATAGAGGTGTAATCTATCTACTGAGGACCAAGTCAGCCTCTGAGATGGCTGATATATTACGTTACGATGAGTTCAAAAATCAGTGGACAAGTCATCACCTGGGAGCCAACACTGTTCGTAGGATCACGACTAATTTGGCTGGATTGGATAGCGAAGGATCGGCGACTGATTATAATCAAGGATTATTTGGTATTGCCACTATCGATAGTGTGGATCAGGTGGTTCAACTGTTTAAGGACTCTCAGACAGATGATAATGGTAGTGCTATTGTGACCAGTTACACTTCGCCAGTCTTTAACTTTGCTAAACCAGCCCGCTTGGATGCCATCAGAATCGGAACTGTTGGCGATGCCAGTACCACAGTCTATCTTTATACTGATTCGGAGGCTGTTACTAAACAGATAAACCCGGCGGGTGCCGAGGATGAATATGCGCTGAATCAGAATAATAACTTTACAGTACGAACTTTCGCCCGTGGTTACAAACATCAAGTCAAGTTTCAACTAACAGGCACGCAAACAGTACGATTTTTTGAGGTACAGTTTAGGAGTCAATAATGGCCGACGAATATCAGAGTAAAAAGAAATGGTGGTCCGATAATCAAGGCAAAGCTTCGTTAGGAGAGATCGTATCTCTGGGTTTCGCCCCCGATAAACCTGATATGGGTGAATTTGCCTTCAATCGTCGCAAAGCCTTCGAGGATATGGCCCGACAGTATACGGGTGAGACCATGCAAGGGGTCAGTGCCATTGGTCAACTGACTGGACAAGGTCTAAACCGACGCGGGTTGGGTGACAGTCCGTTAGGGGCTGGAATCATAGCCGGCACACAGAGTCAAGCTATCCAACGTGCCTTGGGTGAACTCAACCGGATGAGGTCGCAGATGGAAGGTGAAATCTCCGAACGGGGATGGCAACAGAAAATGATGGAATATCAGATGGAGATGCAGATGCTGTCTGATTTCATCGGTCTATTCAGTGACGCGGCTGGAACTTATCTGGGCTACCGGGGTGTTCCGACCTCATTGCCCACGGGAACAGAGATGCCAGCCACTCTAGGATTCACAGTTTAGGAGGTGACGATATGGCTACAACAGGATTAGTAATCGCTTCCGGGTTGGCTAAAGCAGTCGACAGTTTCTTCAAAGCTCGAAAGTTACGAGATCTCAACGCTCAAGCCCAGTCGATGGAACAGATCAAATACCTGAAAGGGTTGGAAGACCTGAATAACTCCAAGTTGAGGGGAGGTCTTTTAACTCAGAAGAGGGAGCAGTCGTCGCAAATATTCCCCCACCTATTAAGACAGGGCACGGCTGAGGCTGATATATCTGAGTCAGAGCGAAAATTCAAACACCCAGATCCTAAGAAGTGGGAGTCGCGTGGTCAGATGATTGAGGCTCTGAGTAAAGGTGACCTCTCCGCCCCCGCGATGGCTATTCATACCCAAGATCTCGGCGGGACTTATAACCAGACTATGGCGGCTGAATTGGGTGGTGTTGCTCAAGAGGAAGTTAGATCTAGTATTGAGTCGATTGATGCTACGACAGCATTACGTCTGGAATCGGCTCTAACCCAAGGAACTAGACGACGGTTGATTGAGAAAGAGATTGATGCTCAAGTCGCTGAAACCAAAGCTGACAAGAAAACCAAAACTCGAATAGTGATCGATGACCA